CTGAAAGGGTTATAACCCAATCAGAACAGTTACTTAAACTTGCCAACGAAGTAGAAAGATACAATCAAGTTGGGATGTGGGGATATAACATCATTGATATTATCCACGCAGTTCGTAGAGCCCAAGCGATTAACTCTAACATTAAATCGGCGGGTTTGAAATATATTACCACATATTTGGATGCAAAATCTGAAGACCGAGTTTACATTGACCACACAGAAATTGGGTCTATGTATAGCAATAACGAAGAATTTTGGTTAAACATTAAAAATGGTAAATACAAAAAAGTTGGTGTGGACCCAAAAATTGACTCCGCTTGTTCTAAACATGAAGACACATATATCAAGACTACAGGTAGTGATATTGTGGAAAGGTATCTTGATGATGACTTAGAAGAAACTCTTATTGTAGATGAAGAATTTAACCAAGGTTCTTTCCTTCTAGCGTCGTTAGTTCCCACAACTTATGAGCGTGTAAGTACGATGGGTACGGCAACTTTGTGGAAAATGATTATGTTGGCTTGGTCCTATAAACATGGACTTGCCATTCCTGAAAAAGAACAGAAGACACCATTTGTCGGAGGTCTTTCTCGTTTGATTAAAGTTGGATTCTCAAGGTCAGTATTAAAACTTGACTTTAGTTCTCTATACCCTTCAATTCAGTTGGTTCATGATGTATTTCCTGATTGCGATATTACAGGTGCGATGAAAGGGTTTTTAGGATTCTTCAGAAATTCTCGTATCATGTATAAACAACTTGCCGAGGAGTATGAAAAGTCAGACCCAAAAAAGTCAAAATCATATGACCGTAAACAGTTACCAATTAAGATTTTTATTAACTCAATGTTTGGAGCGTTGTCCGCTCCTCAAGTATTCCATTGGGGTGATATGTATATGGGAGAACAAATTACGTGTACAGGAAGACAATATCTTCGTCAGATGATTAAGTTTTTTATGAACCGTGGATATCAACCATTGGTAATGGACACGGACGGTGTGAACTTTTCAGCGCCAGATGATGCGGAAACTCGTAAATATATTGGTCGTGGTAACAATTGGAAAGTTAAAGAGGGTAAAGAATACACGGGAGCGGCTGCGGATATTGCGGAATATAACGATATCTTTATGAGAGGTGAAATGGCGTTAGATAATGATGGTGTGTGGCCCGCATGTATTAACTTAGCTCGTAAAAACTACGCTTTGATTACCGAGAAAGGTAAAATTAAATTAACGGGTAATACCATCAAGTCAAAGAAATTACCGGGTTATATTGAGGAATTTATTGATAAGGGTATCAAGATGTTGTTGGATGGTGATGGTAAAGGGTTTATAGAATACTATTATGAGTATCTACAAAAGATTTACGATAAACAAATCCCGTTGGCTAAAATTGCTCAAAAGGCTAAGGTTAAACAAAGTATACCTGACTACAAACTTAAGTGTAAACAAACCACAAAGGCAGGAGCATTGATGTCTCGTCAAGCACATATGGAACTTGCAATAAAACACAATATGAATGTAAGTTTGGGTGATGTAATTCTATATGTTAATAACGGAACTAAAGCATCTCATGGTGATGTCCAAAAAGTAAACAAACTAAAAAGTGGATGGAGAGAGGACGACCTACAGAACTATTTTGATAACTACGGTACCTACCCCACCGATAATATGGATTCAATGGTTAGAATTAACTGTTACATATTAAATCCTACAGATTTGGAAAACAATCCTAACATGACAGGAGAATACAATGTTCCAAGAGCGGTTAGTACATTTAACAAAAGAATAGAACCGTTCTTAGTGGTATTCAAACAAGAAGTGAGGGATGCGTTGATTGTTGATGACCCATTAGAAAGGGGTTTATTCACCACAGAACAATGTGAACTTATCAATGGTATGCCATTAGATGAAGGTGGTCAAGATGACCTACAGAAAGACGTTTTAGATATCACCAAGGAAGAACTAGAGTATTGGGAAAAAAGAAAATTATCTCCAAATTACATATATGATAGTGCAGAATCCAATTGGGAGTCGTATATTTGTTGATATTTATCAAGTATGAGACTTAAAGATTTATGTGATGTTAAGACCGACTTCCCTGATGCGGATTTTTGGATTACAAGAAAAGGCGATATTGATTCTGTAGGTAAACCTACAAAAGAATTTGACCCTGAAAAAATAGGTATTAAAGTAGTTAGGACCGATTTATTGTTACCTGATTACTTATACTATGTGTTTGAGTTTTTGGTTATAAATGGTAGTTTTGCCTCTATGTCTAGTGGTACTACTAAACTAAAAAACATCACAGTTGATGATGTTAAAAACCTACGTGTAGGTCAAAAAGATTAATCAAATTTGATTCCGTCGGAGGACATTATATACCAATTTCCTCCGGCGAATCTAAATTCAACACAAGAACCGTTAGATATTAATAACTCATCCCAAGATTCATCTATTCTACCCTTATCAGGTATAATCAAAACATTAGTCAATGATTTGATTTTTACGTGGTCAGTTGTTGTGGAATCTAATTTTAATTTACAATTAGGTATTTGTCTAATTATAATAACATCTTCTCCTTTTGTACTATAAAATTCGTCAGAAACAATTGCAACTGATGATGTGTTTACTTCAAAACCATTTATGATTTTTCTTGTTGGTACTGTTCTAATTATTGCCATATTAAACGGTTGTGATTGGTTGTGGGAATGCTCTGTATTTTAATTGTTTGTTCAATGATTCGGCAATATCTGCCTCTTTTTTCATTTGGTTCTCAGGACGTAATCTTTCTAATCTTTTCATTAATTCGTCTAAAAGAACCGCTTTTTCATCTTTGGCCTCTGTTGCCAAAGACGTGTAATCCATTTGTAATTCACTATCAGGAGTTTTTAAATTTCCTGAAAATTTACCTCTGACTCTAGCCAAAGTTTCTTTAGAGTACGCTGTGAACCAACGTCTTACCCATTGTTTTGCGGGAACGTTAATGTCATCCCATGATAAACCATATAAAGGTATGTCTGAAGGTAATTTAACAATGTCAGGATTATCTTTTAAACATTGGTCACGGTCATCTTCACATGCATCGTAGTAGTAATACCAAACTCTACGTCTGTTTAGTTCCATATTACCAAAATCAAATTTACCACCAGGAACATTATATAACCAAACGGCCTTTTTACCACCCGGTAATGCCGTGATTTTATATGTTAAATCTCCACCAATCAATCTACTTTTAATATTTACGTCTTGTAAACGAGCCAACACATCATATCCTGAAAACATTGTGTATCCTCCACCACTTCCGACTTGAGAGAACCCGGCAGGTCCACCAACCCCATATCCACCAAAGGAACCAAAAGACCAAGGGTCAAACAACATACTATTTTGTTCTGCGGGTGTAAACCACAACAATTCGTTAATTTCACGACATGCGGGTATTTCATAAATCTGTTGGTTGGAAACCAAATCAAAATAATCTTTTTTCAATACCCAAGGACCGTCAGCCTGTAAACCAACTATCTTGGAATATGCGTAAGTGTATTGGGTTTCCCAATCTAATGTTCTTGTTACCAAAGCATTGGCTAAAGATTGTGTATCCAAGTCCAATCCATACAAGGATGTCCATTGAGATTCAATCAACCAATCAAGGATGTATTGGGTATAATCATCAATTGCTAACTGAAGAAGAGAATCTAATTGTTCGTCTTCTAATTCAACACTTCTAAGTGGAGCACCTAACAGGTGTCTAATACGTGTGTAGAGTTGGGTTCTTTCTGGTTCTGGTATAACTGCCATACCAATAAATATCTGGTATTTATGATATTGTATAAAGTAACGATTCTATTGGGAATATATACTTACCATCCCCCAATGTTACGTTTTTATTATCAAATACACGGATACCAACTTTTTCACTTTCAAATATCATCCAATCAGTTCTATACTTGTGAATTTTTCCTGATGAATAAACTTCATAAGTTTCTTCTTTGGTTTTCAATTGTTTCCAAAAAGGTTTGATTTGAGCACTATGATTTACACCATCTTTGATAAACTTGGCATCATTTCCTTTAAAATCTTCTTGTTTTCCATGTCCACCTGTGTGGTCAACATTTTCAGGACCCAATAAAATTCTCATCTTTTCTATAACACGAGCCTCTCTTCTTTCACCCGCACCATAAATAATATCAAGAATACCCATAATGTTTTTGAACAAATCACCATCCATATTAAAAATGTCTTTCTTGAAGTGGTTTATTGCTCTAAGGTAACGTTCAAATTCAGCGTTTTTAATCTCATCGTTATCTGCGGTTAAAAATGTAAAAGGTTCTCTACCCAATGAAACAACTTTCTTGTTTATTTCTTCGGCCAAGTAACAGAACACCGCAATATTTGTATTCCAGTTATTGATAAGGGACCTTTTGTTTTCATCACCTTCTAAACCATAAACCCCTGAACCATACTCTTTGTTCGCCGCTCTCATTAAAGAACCAAAGAATTGTTGAACGTGTTTGTCAATTTGTTTTCTGTACTCTCCGTAAAGGGTTTCGTTAGAATTTAAAAAGTTTTCATACTTTTTTGTTGTCTGTGCTGGACACATTGTTGGTTTCATATCCTCAAAAATAAGCGTTTTGGCTGACTCTTGCAATGGAATCTTTAATCTACTTTTCAACGAGTTTTCCACAAAGTCCCAATTTACTACATTCCAAAAGTTCTTGATGTACTCATCTCTTTTGTTTCTATATCTCAGGTAGTAAGCGTGTTCCCACAAATCTAAACCAAGTAATGGATAACCCCCACCTTCAATAACATTCATCAAAGGGTTGTCTTGGTTTGAAGTAGACATAATTCTTAATTTATCATCATCAGTCAAAATTAACCACACCCAACCTGAACCAAATCTTTCTTTGGCAACACCCTCAAATCTCTTTTTGAATAGGGGTAACGAACCAAAGTTTTTTGTAATGTGTTTCATGATTAAACCACGAGGAGACATTTTCTTTGGGGTCAACATGTTCCAAAATAATTGGTGGTTGTAGGCCCCACCCGCATTATTTCTAACTGTCTTGTTGAACCTTTTGATTCCTTTAACAATTTTTTCCAAATCGTCAGGGGCATCTTTGTTTTCAAGTGCGGTGTTTAATTTATCAACATAACCCTTGTAATGTTTGTTGTAATGAACATCCATTGTTTCGGGGTCAATAAATTTTTTTAAAGAATCATAACCGTATGGTAATTTTTCTATTTTGATTTTTCTGGCTTCGTTTACGGCTTTCTCGTTTCTTCTCTTCGTTTCCTTTACCGTCTCTTTCATTAGAATTTCTTCTTCTAATTCTTGAACTCTATTCACTAAATTTTTCATTCTTGTCGTTCATTTAATATTATTATAAATAACACGACTTTGTTATTTTACCTAAGGTTATTGATTCTATCAAGAATTTCTGAAGCAGTAGTCCCATTATCTTCGGTACTAATTCTGTCTCCCATAATGGTTTCAAAAATATTTTTCTTCTTCTGAAGTATGTCATAAACAATCCCTTCTATTGTGTTGTCAAATATTGGGTAATAAACCAACACGGAATTTTTTTGTCCAATACGATAAGCTCGGTCTTCAGCCTGAGAGTGGTCTGAAGGTAAAAATGATAAGTCATTCATAATAACAACTTCACCCGCAGTTAATGTTAAACCAACACCTGCGGCTTTGATATTACCAACAAAAACTTTAATTTTTTCATTGTTTTGGAATTCATCAACGGCAAGTTGTCTTTCTTTTTGAGAACAAGACCCATCAACACGAACCGCTTGTTTTCCAAACTTTTCCAAAATTAATTCCAACGAGTTTGTAAAATTGGTGAACACAATAATTTTTTTATCTTGTTCTAAAACACTTTCAATTAACTCAATCGTTGCGTTGATTTTTTCTTTGGCAATGACCTGACGAACTTTTACAAGTTTTGAGAATTGTAATGTTAATGAATCCGCCTCACCACTTTTATCGTACCAATCATAATATTCACCCATAAGTTCTTCATACTCTTTTG